TCCTCCGGGACCTCATCCTCCTCCTCCTCATCCTTTTCCATCGCCCTCTTCGTCCTCTTTTGTCCATCATCACCAACACCCATCTTGACAGCAACATCAGCAACAGCAACATCAGCACCCGTATTAGCACCTGGATCAGCACCCGGAACAGCACCTGGATCAGCAGCAACTTCCTCCATCGGGACAACCGCAGCTACACCAAAAAATTGAAGTAGCTCCGCATCTTTACGCTGTTCCACGTTATCTAACAAACCACCCAAATTGTGATCAGCATCAAGACCAGCATCAACAGCAGCAGCAGCAACATCAACAGCAGCAGCAACAGCATCAGCATTCCGATTAGCAGCAACATCAACAGCATCAGCATCAGCATCATCACCATCCTCAGGGTCAACAGCAACAACAGCAGCAACAGCAGCAGCAACAGCGGTAGCAGCAGGAGCAGCCAGGGGAGCATTGGCTTGTGCAGCAGCAATACGTGCAAATATATCAGATGAAGCATGGAAAAATTTTACAAATGACGTTATTAACGCACCCAATTGTTGTGTATAAGCCGCATACCGATTTCGTTGAGCTGATATTTGTGTGGTGGTTACCTCTTGCACCCCCAGTATAGTTAATTTATTTTCAGGACTGACCGCCAATTCTTCGTATGATTGTGTATTGCTGGATAATGCTTTCGCAATTTGTCCGTGTGTATTGTCGCTTGTATTAAACAATGTTTTAAGAAATATACGAACCTTTATATTCAATTGGGCAATTACACCAAGAAAGTAATCTCCACCAATCCACCCACCAGTATCATTAGTCGCATATGGTAATAGTTGTTCTAGTAGGTTCTCCATCTCAGTATTATATCGAACAAGATCCATTACGGCATTACCGGTATTCACTCGAATGTTTGGTGAAAGATATAAATTAAACACACGATGACGCGTCGACGTGCGTATCGGACCAAAAACCCACATACCCAAATTTCCCGATACCACAGTAGCAGCTGTTTTAGTGCTCAATACCCTTTTCGTCGTGTTTTCGAATAATGTTTTAAATTTAGTTCCAGCCTCTTGTCGTTTTATGTCCATATAAGAATTCTTGAGTGTATCATTTGCCTTTATATCTTCTATGGCCTTCAATAATATAGGTACTTGTTGTTCAGGATCTTGTGTACGGTTAATCTCAGCAGTCAAACTGACTATAATATCGTTTAGTGCAGCAGCAGGACCAGCAGGAGGACCACCAGCAGCAGGAGGACCACCAGCAGCAGGAGCAGCATCAGCAGCAGCAGAATTAATTACTTTCTCAAAATCCGCTATCCACCTATCATATTCAGCGATTATATCTGGTTTATGATATACCACCATAACAATCGGGTCCAGAGTGTTCACTACAACCCCCTTTTCCTCGACAAGAGAATCTTGATAACTTTGTTCATTTACAAAGAGTGTTGGACACGAACCACTTGGCACGGTTAATATTCCTCCCATTCGCCTACCTATTTGGATTTTAGCATTATTAAAGTCGGTTCTGTCTATCGGGCTATTAACTGCAGTAAGGAAACCATCCGAGTCCTCATTTGTTTTTTCTATTACCTGAACTATAGTTTTGAACAGCAATCGATCTATTGTATATATACAATGATCCATAATGTCCCCCCCCAATAATATTAAATAAATCGCATTTACGATGTGTGATTTGTCCCCAATATATTTACACAATCGGGCAACCATTTCCCAATCTACTCTGTTAATATTATCAAAAAACTCGGGCATACCCCCCCCTTGTTTACTCCTACCGGCAGCACCTGGGATATAGAAGGCCATCTTGGCTTGACTATTGTCCCAAAAAAAATCAACCCTATCGTCGTATCGCATTCGAAGCTTTCCGCCTAGTGGAACACCGATTACTTCAACCTTTTCTAGATAGTCAAATGCAGCTGCATAGTTCGTAGCGTAATCGTCACGTTGTCTCGCAACAGTCTTAATAAATAAAACGCAATGTTGAAAAAAATGATTTATAATTACAACGTGTTGTTGTGAGTAGCTGCCGCTGAATACATCTCTCATGTTGGTGGGTGAGCTAAACAATGGAAAAAACGTATACCAACCACCTGTTCCTAAACCAGCGGGGTCGACAATGTTGGACATCGAACGTGTGGTTGCAGCCAAATTGGAGTAATCTCTATTAATATTGATGTTTAAGGTATTCATACGGTCAAGATAGAACGGGTATTTTAATGGCCCACCCGCTATATTTGGTAAACTCTTCCATTCTGATAGTTTTTTAAAAGCATTGTTAGGCGTGCCTGCACCGGCATCATAATAAGCATTCGCAAAACTGAGGTAATCCCATAGTTCTGTGTTTATCGGGGTGACCCCATTTACTAGTTGGGCGTCACTATCACAAATAAAGAATTTCACGTTTGTAAGCATTTTCCCCCATACATTAGACGTCATAACTTGACTACTTTCTTTGCCAAGATTTGAAAAATCATGCTGAGAATCGTGTACCGGGTCGTCCGCATCAATACCTTCGGCTAGAAATATTATCATGTAATCTAGTAATGAAAAAGTTATACCATTCAACTGACCACCCGTTTGCATATGCATTATAGTATCCGGATTATGTGCGCCTCCTACCACCCTCTTTTTTTTAGCAGGGTTAATTATTTCCGTCATATATATCGCATAATTCACATTTATCCCCTGCTGTCGCAGTATTGCGCCTTCAATCTTTAATTGTTTGTCTGTTCTTGATTTATGAATATTATTATGAAAATTTATGAATTCGTCGGGATAATGGGTTACTGCTTGGGGTGCTACCGTATTCGGTTTATACCCTTTCATAGATAATAATGTCTGAATATCAAGGAGATTCATTTGTAGTTCCACTTCTCCGTAATAAAAATTATTTATTGCTGTTATCACATCAATCGGACTAACACTAGATAAAAACTTTTCTCCAAGTTCCCGCTCGATGCCGAATCTGATTGCGTCTGGAGTGAACCGTGCGTAACGTAATTTTAACCATGTATCAAACATAGAGACCGAATCTGATCCAAACTTTAGAATATATACAAAAAATGTATATGTGTCTACCTCGTCGTCTGTTATAGGAAATTTTCCTGTATATAAATCGATTCGTTGTTTTTGTTGAAGTATGCGATTAAATATAGATGAATTTTGTGAGTGTAAAGCTGATATTATCGCGTTGAATGGATTATTGCTTATAGTGCTGAGTTGGAATAAGTCTAAGGCATTGTAGTCGAAGATGAAGGTCGTCGTGGGATTGAACATTTTTAAAACGGTCGGACTAATTCTGTAAAACAACAGTAATATATAAAATATTTTGATATTGTGTGTCTGTTTGCAAAATTTGCCTATCGAATCATAGGATTCCACTACAGGAAATTGCGGCATATTCTGACTAATAAATGGAAGACGACGAAAGTTATAAAATAAGTCATCCCCAACATTTCCATCATATGTAACGCATCCATTGTCGAAAAGTGCTGCAAATATGTCTTGTAACTGTTTGATGCTCTTCATAATTGCATAACGGTTATCATCTGTATCATTGTCCGCGATAGTTATTTTTGTTTCAGCACACAAGTTTATAGTTCCATCTAATAATTCGGGTCGTATTTTACCAGTGTATTGGGGGTCAGATAGTTTTATTATTGCTGCTTCACCGGCTGTTTGAATTACCACGGGGTTGGCTAAACCCACAAAATACCTTCGTTTATCATTAAGTGTATCACGTTCATCAGTAAGTTTTGCATGTTCCGCTCTTAAACTAGGAAGATTTTTAAGTCCCGCGTTTAAATCTCTAATCTCGACAATAAGTGCTTGCGGATCTAAGGCACCTGATTCAACCATCTGGTTTTCGATAGATTTCAATACCAATTGTTTTTTAACAATCGTATCTCTGATTTCGACCTCACTTTCTTGTGTTATCCTGCCCTTAATATTATCTATGAACTCTGTGGTTGAAACTATATCTGAATTAAATTGTTTTAATATTTCCCATTCTTGTGCGACGAATGAGTAATATAAGAAGTCATAAAAAATGTTAGGGTTGCATATCGTGCCGTCTGCGTAATTCAAAATACGAAGATTGATAGGAGGACTTGTAATTGGTTCAATATAATCGAAGGGTATTCCCACATTTTTGGCTATTTCGGGAAAAACCTTTTTGGCGAAATGATTGTCCCGACCATTTCTGTCTTCCGGGTTCTCAGTCAAGCTTGTCGAAGAATCAGATTTATTTAATTTTTTGTAAACATCATTGAGTTCGTGAATCCGTCGTGATTCAATACTCATATCGTCCAAAAACTGCATGAAGTACGAGTTGCCCTTAGCATCATGCTCAAACAATGTTTTCATATTTATGATGACTTTGCCTTGGTCTTGGTATTCATCCCTTAGCCATTTGTAAAATAGTAGAGCAAATAGCAACGATTTTTCATCCAAGGTGTTGAAGAAATATCCTCTATAATAATTCGCCACATCATCCGGGGTTAAATTGTCCGCTCCACCATACATTTTCTTGCGTCTAGTGTGACGTTTCTTCACCATTTTATTCTTGCGTTTGGTGTGACGTTTCCCGTCTATTTTATTTTTGCGTTTGGTGTGACGTTTTTCACCCCTTTGTTTTTTACGCCGAGTAGACACCATGATATATATATATATAGTTATATATCCTTTTATAGGTCAATACGCGACATAATAGGTAACTTTACATCGTCGACCATTTACATAATGGTCTAAATAGCCACTAACCTAAACGAATAACAAGACGCGCAGAAAACGCCATAATTAAGTATCTCTTTCAATATATACAATGTCTGAATCAACCGATATTCATATAGACATACCCGAAACCACAAAAATAAATTCCAAACATTTGAAACGTATGGTGTTCGTGATGAATGCTCTAGAAAAAGGTTGGGCAATAAAAAAAGTAGAGGACGAATATATTTTCACAAAAAAGCATGAAAATAAACGAGAAATATTTAGAGAGAATTACTTGGAAACTTTCATCCAAGCTAACTTTGATATGGACATTCTACAAAAAAAATAACGAATTGTGGGTTTGAGACTATTTATAAATAATCTCAAAACGATTCAAGTGTCGCTCGATACACGAGTGCATTATGACTATAAACCCTTTCTGAAAACGCGATTATGCAGTCATGTGCAAAAAAAAGGCATATTGACTCTAGACCACGCTCGAGCCAAAATAGTTTAGCAAAAAAGTAGTAAAAATCGAAACAACCCAAAAAGAGTAAATATGTCCATTTATAGATAAAATGGTTCACTAATAATGGTCATATGAAATGAAAAAATCTGTAATTATAAACATTTAACAATAAAACGATTTAAAATGAATTAAATCCCTTTTTCCGAAATTATTTTCTAGAACAAGAGTATAAAGAGACAATGGCTGGAGCACTCATGCAACTCGTCGCCTATGGCGCACAAGACGTTTTCCTTACCGGAACCCCCGAGATTACTTTCTGGAAGGTGTCCTACAGACGCCACACCAACTTCGCAATGGAATCCATTGAGCAGACATTTTCTGGTCAAGCCGATTTCGGTCGCCGTGTTACATGCACAATCAGCCGTAATGGTGATTTGTGCTACCGCACATACCTTCAGGTCACACTTCCTGAGATCAACCAATCCATGAAGGCCTCTGGTGCCGAGGGTGTCTATGCCCGTTGGTTGGATTTCATCGGTGAGCAACTTATCGCTCAAGTTGAGGTCGAGATTGGTGGTCAACGTATTGACCGTCAATATGGTGACTGGATGCACGTCTGGAACCAACTTACCATGACTGGTGAGCAACAACGTGGTTACCAACAGATGATTGGTAACACCACCCAGCTTACCTACATCACTGACCCCACATTCGCCAATGTGTCTGGTCCTTGTTCCGCATCTGGAGGTCCTTCCCAGGTTTGCGCTCCCCGCAATGCCCTTCCTGAGACCACCCTTTACATTCCCCTTCTTTTCTGGTTCTGCAGAAACCCTGGACTTGCTCTTCCCCTTATCGCCCTTCAATACCACGAGGTCAAGATCAACATTGACTTCCGTCCTATTGGTGAGTGCTTGTGGGCTGTGAACACCCTTGGTGCTCCATCCGGAACAGCCTCTGTTTCCGCTGCCTACCAGCAATCCCTTGTTGCTGCCTCTCTCTACATCGACTATATCTTCCTTGATACCGATGAGCGCAGAAAGATGGCCCAGAACCCCCACGAGTATCTCATTGAGCAACTTCAGTTCACTGGTGATGAATCCGTTGGTTCTTCCAGTAACAAGATCAAGCTCAACTTCAACCACCCTTGCAAGGAGCTTGTCTGGGTTGTGCAACCTGATGCTAACGTCGACTACTGCTCTTCCTTAGAGGGTGGTCAGACCCTTTACAAGACTCTTGGTGCCCAACCTTTCAACTACACTGACGCCATTGATGCTCTTCCCAACGCTGTCCATGCTTTCGGTGGTCCCGCTGAGACATCCGGTGTTAACGCCTTCATCACCTCTGGTGGTCTCTTCCAAGACGCCGGAGCCATGGGTGGTGTTGATGCTGGCCAACAATGGGGTGCCGGTGCAGGAGGTATGTCCGATACTAATGTCTTCACTGCTGAAGCTGGTTCCGGCACCGAAGCTTACGGCACCGCCACCGAGGGTTCCTATGTGTCTGATGCCGGAACATTCGTTCTTGCTGAGACCGCCCTCGACATGCATTGCTGGGGTGAGAATCCTGTCGTCACTGCTAAGCTCCAACTTAACGGTCAAGACCGTTTCTCCGAGCGTGAGGGTTCCTACTTCGATGTTGTCCAACCTTTCCAACACCACACCCGTAGCCCCGACACCGGTATCAACTGTTACTCATTCGCTCTTCGCCCTGAGGAACACCAACCTTCCGGAAGTTGCAATTTCTCCCGTATTGATAACGCCACCCTTCAATTGGTTCTTTCCTCCGCCACCGTCGGTGGAACAGCCACTGCTAAGGTCCGTGTTTACGCTACCAGTTACAACGTGTTGAGAGTAATGTCAGGCATGGCCGGCGTCGCATATTCCAATTAAATTCACTGCATTATGGTGTGTGTGTATTTTAACTCTGTATTAAAAACGTAATATTTGTATAATTTCAAAATTAGTAATTATACAAATTCAATAGAACAATTCCACAATTTCTACCGTTTTATGGGGAATATTATTTATCCAATATTCAAGTTGTTGAAGTAACATATCTATTCGTGTGAGCCATTCATCATGTTTACTCTTTGAAATATCCAATACACCATACCCGTTAATTCGCCAACATGATGTTACTTTTTTTCCTTCTTGGTTCACATATGTGTCGGGATTAAATCGAATGAATACTACCGGTTTATGTCCTATATCTTGTGAAATTTCCATCAACCGTTTGTTCTGACACGAACAATCATAGGTAGTATGTTTATTCTCATCGACTTCAACGATGAT